AAACTGTAAGCATTTTGGGGTACCCTTCTGTTTTGATGGTACTTTTTCAAGTTGACTCACATTTATAAAGCAGCATGATAAAAATCAAAATCCAAACAGTTGAATGCCGTAGGTGTAAAAATATGTATGCAGACAGAAAAGGAACAAATTACTGTTCGGCAAAGGGCAATATACCGATAGTTAGAGGAATACTGCCCTATTGTTCTTTATATCAGGAAAACAAACGGAATGAATATATATAAAAATGACAGAAGAAAATTATAAGCGACTTCATACAAATCAATATTGGTGCGAATGTATGTATTTCGAAGAAAGCAAAGTACCCAAGGACTGTAGTGGCAAGGCTACGAGAAATGGCTTTGCAGGAAATGCGGTACGATGGAAGTACTTTCGAAGAGAATTATAATTTCCTTCCCAAAAATCTATTGCGATGGACAAAACAAAAAAAGAAAGGAGAAAGAAAATAGTAGAAACAATGTTAGCCGCTGGAGCTGCTAACCGTGAGATTGCAACGGCAATTGGCATAAATGACCCATCGGGCGTTTCGCACTATATAAAGAGTCATATTAATTTTGCCAAAAGACGAAGAAAGAGCCAGTGGTCTGACGCAGAGATGGAACTACTACGTCTACTATGGGAATCCGAAAAACCTATGTGTGAAATTGAGAGTACCTTCGCCTATAAGCGTTGCAAGAACATAAGGCAGGTGATGAGCCGCTTAATGTATATGATGCGTATTAAAGGACTCTCGAAAGCAAAGCGAACAGTTAACGGTGTTAGAAAATGAAAGCAGAAGAATTACAAGACCTTGATATTAAACGCAGAGAGATAGAAGAAATTTTGCATTCCGAGTCGCAGCCTTTACTAAATAGTCTATCCCATTTAAGAAGAATTTACGAAATTTGCAACAAAGAATATTATCGGAAGGAGAAAAAAACATTATTCTTGTTCGTGGTACTGATGCTCTATGCGCCAGCAAAACTGATACTTGGAACCAAAATACGTAAGCCATTAATGAGAGAATTGTGCGAGGTTACAGGTTGTAGCCAATCGCTCATTTCACACAGGTGTGAAAATCTGCTATTAAAATACAGGATATATTACTTTTTCAACGATCTCGCAAGAGAACTAATGAAGGATATAAGGGAGGTTCTCGTAAATGAGATAGGCATGAACGCAGCAGAGGTCGATGGATATATTAATAAATGGGAGGCTGGATATGGTGAGGAATAGAAGAAAAAAAAGTGAGAAGCGTAAACTTATAGAAAAACTTGACGCAATATTTTCAAAATATATAAGACTACGAGAAGCCACACCGCTAACAGGGTATGTTAGATGTATCTCTTGTGGACGTGTGTTCCATTGGACGACAATACAGAATGGACACTATGCAAGTCGTGCAAATATGGCGACACGGTGGAGTGATAGAAACTGCCATCCTCAATGTGTGTCGTGCAACGTTATGCAGCATGGGAACATGATAGCATATAGGCAAGCCTTAGTAAAACTCTATGGTGAGAACGGTGTAAGAATTATAGAAGCCGAATCGAGGACTATACGTAGATTTTCCGAGTGGGAGTTAGAGGAAATGATAAAATATTACACATCTTTAGTCGCATTAGAACGAACGAAAAAAAAATTATAAGAAATATCGAAAAAAATTTGCAAGTAATAAATATATTTACTACCTTTGCAAAAAAATAAACAGTATTAATCATTTAAATATTCAGAAAAATGGAGAAAAACAAAGAAGTTGAAGAGTTCATCGCAAAGCAGAACAAGTTTTACGAACTGTACCCAGACTGCCCAAAACCAGAACCTATCCCCTGCCTCAACCTCATACTGAAGCGCGAGTATGCAGAGGAGATACTCTGTGGACGCAAGAAGTTTGAGTGGCGCGATTTCTCAGATTATTATGTAAACCGCCTCTGCGAGATGAAGTTCTACGACTACTGCGACGCTCACAAGGACGATGAGGTGTTCAACGACATGATGCAGTATGCAACAAGCCTTCGCGACGTAGAGAAGGTGCTCTTTCATGACTACAACGGCGAGTGGTTCCTTGAGGTAGAGGTGCTGGCGGTGCACGATGTATTCGCCACGCTTGACAACGCTAAATACTTCGTTGACACCTTTAACTGCCACGACCTTGACGAGGAGGCAGCCTTCTGCGCTCGTAAAAAAGCTAACGGTGAAATGGCTGAGGGCGAGGAGACGGAGTTCTTTGCCTTGGAGTTAGGCAACGTGCTGAACACTAACCTCGACGAACTGCCAGAGGACAGAAAGAAGATGAAGCGTAAGAAGTAGCTGCAGTATGTTGTCGGAGACTCTCTATGCGGGGAGTCTCCGTTTTTTCACTCTGCGTTATTTTGAAAAATCGGGGGGGGGGGGAGGTTGTGTAATGCTTTCTTTATATTTTTCTAATTTCGCAGAAAAATGGCAGACGGAAGTAGAACAGGAAGAGGTGCAGCCAATACTGCACGAGTAAGAGCACAACGAGGATGAACACTACTGGGTGGTGTGACAGAACAGGGATATACGCAGAAGATGAAGCGTAATATTCTTGGCGTAGAGAAAAATATAAGATATTACAAAGACGAACAACTCCACATCTTTGACGCTAAGGGCGATGAACTGCATATGATGCAGGGTAAAGGAGCAGGTGTTGACCATGATGGGTGGAAAATACCGGCAAATACTATAATGACGCACAATCACCCAAGAGCACTTGCAGAAAAAGGAATAAAGCGTATAGGTAACTCTTTCTCAATTGAAGATATTACGACAGCAGTACGCTTTAATGCAAAGGAGATAAGAGCGGTAACGCCAACTTACACTTTTTCCATGAAGCGACCAGCAGGCGGTTGGGGCGTAAGTCCCAGAGAAGTAGAAAAAGAGTACAAACGTTTGAAAAGAAAACAATCTAAAAAAAGTGACAAATACGAAGCTTCTAAAGGATACAGTAAAACATCAGGGGATAGAACTTATGTAACATATTTCCATCAAATCATGAAAGGGCTTTCTGGAAAGTTCGGGTTGGATTACACAAAGAAAAATTCATAGTTATGAGCAAAAAAAAATATAGGCAAAAAAGCAACCAAAGAGGTTCTTTCGGAATAATAAGTCAAAAAATCAAAAAAAACGTCATAGAAGCAATAACAGATGAGGAGATAGAGGTATATGTAGACCCATTCCCATTTAAGTTGTTGACAGAAGATGAGAAACAAGAGGCACGGAAGGAGATATATATATGGAAAAGTGGTGGCTTTGTTTTAGATGGTTTGGCAACCCGTCTAACTCTTGACTCAAGAAATTTTCAAAGAAAACGATGAAGAGTTGCGATTAGAACAAAATTTCATTATTAAGAATAATGAAAAGTGCAGTACTATCTAATAATTGTATAGTGTTGCACTTTTTGTATCTTTGCGTCAGTAAAAGTTTAACAAAAAATTAAAACAACTATGGCAGACGCAAGTAGAACAGGAGGCGGAGGCGGAAAATCTCTGAATATGATTAATGCTCAGCGCAGAAGAATGATGGCAGCAATAAGCCAACAGATAAAATCCGCACGACAGGAAGGAAACAGTCAATTAGTGAATCAACTGAAAGCAAGACAGAACAGAATAAGGTCTATAGCAGGCAGATACACATACGCCATACAGCGTAGACAGCAATCCAATAACGGCGGCGTTAATCCTGCCTCGCCTAATCGTAATCAGCAATATTCGCGTTCGGTATATACCAACGGTCGGATGGGGAGAACGAGGGCTGGACAAGTAGGACAGTTCAGGTCAGGAGCGAAGACATATGGGACGAGAAAGCGTAAAAGTAACCAGTACCAGAGCGGCATAAGAATCGGCTATGGAACAGCGAGACAAGGGACAGCCGAAGCACGCGTAAACGCTGCAAACTTCGGCAGAAATAATCCTGTTATGAAGGCAGGGGTAAGAAGAGGCATAAAAAGCGGTTACCGTGCGCAGACGAATGACAGACAAGCCTTAGAATCAAGGCGCCAGAGAACAAATCAAGGGTTCCGTGTGAGAACCAACGCTCAAAACGCGCAGAACGGGCGGATAGCTGACATCATAAGATTCCAGAGGAAAGAACGAAAAAGAGCCCAGAAGAGTGGGCAGCAGATATTCCGATAAGTAGGAAAAACAAGCAAAATGGCAAGAGACGCGAAGGTGTCTTTTGCCATTTTTTTTCATCTCGGTAACGAATGAAAGCTTTTGCTATTTTTTATAACCCCAAAATACAGAATTTTTATAAATTTGAGCCGTTATGATGGAACGGGCTACAGAAATAATCAACGATATAGCAAAAGAAACGGACGAGGTAATTCTCGCACACTCCCTCTCAGGCAAGGACTCTATTGCTTTGCTTGAATTGCTGTATCCTCATTTCAAGAAGATTGTGTGTATGTTCATGTACACAGTTCCTAACCTGCGACATATTAACGAATACTACGCTTGGGCGAAAAAAAAATATCCAAAGGCTGAATTTATAGCGGTTCCACACTATAGTTTGTTTGAGTACAGGAAACACGGTTTCCTTGGCAAAAGGGGGGACGAGAAACAAAGACTATTCCGCTTATCTGACATAATTGACAAAGTACGTGAAAAGTTCGGTATAGAATGGGTATGTCTTGGGTTTAAGCAAGCGGATAGCCTTAACAGACGCCTGATGCTGCGGTCGTACAAGGACGGGAAACTCTCGATATCCTACGCAGGGAAGAAATTTTATCCACTCTCTACATACAAGAACGAAGACGTTATGAAGTACATAGAGGTGAGGAAACTGAAACGTCCTGAGTGGTACGACCCTAAGGAGCAATCCAGCGGAGTAGATGTATCTGACATTCATTATCTGAAATATCTCGAGCGGAATTATCCAGATGATTTAGAAAAAGTTTTTAAGGAATTCCCAGCTGCAAGAAGAATAATTTTATGAAATACGGATTACCTTACAAAGGAAGTAAAAACAAGTTGGCGGAGCGCATTGTGAGCCTCCTGCCACGCAAGCGCAACCTCGTGGATTTGTTCTGCGGCGGCTGCGCCGTGAGCCATGCCGCATTGGTGATGGGCAAGTATGAGCACATCCACATCAACGATTTGAACTGGATGTGCCCTACCCTCTTCATCGACGCGCTGCAAGGCAAGTACAACAACGATACGCGGTGGATAAGCCGAGATGATTTCTTCCGCCTGCGCGACACCGACCCGTATGTGGCGGTGGTGTGGTCGTTCGGGAACAACCAGCGCGACTATCTCTATTCCAAGGATATTGAGCCGTTGAAGAAAGCCATCCACTACGCCATCTTCTTCTCCGACTATTCGCTCGGCCAAGCCCTCGGCCACGACCTCTCGTTTATCGACCCTATCACGGATGTGCAGCGCCGCTACATTGCCGTGAAGCGATACTTCAGCCAGTTCGGGCATTTCCAGCAGCAATCATTAGAGGGGGGGGACGCTGCAAGTCGAACACCTTACTCGGACAGAAAGACTCAACTCAATTCGGGGGGGGGGCAGTCCCTGCGGATGCAGAGCGCGGAAGCAGCAGAGAGGTGCAGCTTCAGTCGTGGAATATGGGGCAGCAAAAGCTCCGGACTATCGGATGTTCCAACGGAAGGAAACGGCCATCGGAGCTGCAACACATGGAGTGCGGCAACCGAATGTCGGCAATCAAAAAAAAAAATCTGCAAGCGACCTTGGGAAGCCGAACACCGGGAGCGAGCCAACTGCATTGCACAGGCTTCAGTACCGCGAACGGCAGCACTCTCTGCCCACCATTTCGGGGGGGCAGGAACTGCCTATCACAAGCAGTGTGCTTGACTATGCAGATGTTGAAATACCCGAAGACAGCGTGATATATTGCGACATTCCCTATGAAGGAACCAACGTATATAACGGAGCAGAGCATTTCGACTATGAGCGGTTCTACGATTGGGCGGAGCAACAGACCGAACCCGTATTCATATCTTCCTACGACATGCCGCGCGACCGCTTCGACTGCATCCAGGAATGGAGCCACCGCAGCACACTCAACGACAGCAAGAACATTGCCGTAACCGAGCGGATATTTGTGCCGAAGCACCAGACGGAGCGCGGCAACATCACGCGGCAACTTCTAATTAATCTATAGAAGGAAATCAGAAATACGAAAAAATGAAACAGAGCGAGACTAAGGTCATAAAGAGGTCTGAGATTAACTTTAATCCAGCGAATATAAAAGTACATTCCGCAGAAGAAATAAAGCAGCAGAAAAAAAACTTTCGAGCTGTTGGCTTCCTCGGTGGAATAGTATATAATGAAACCACAGGAAACCTCATTGATGGACATAGGCGAGTGGCGGCAATGGACGAGATAAACAACTATGACGGCTCTCCTGCCTCTGATTACGAGATAAAGGTAGAAGCAATAAGCCTTGACGAAAAGACAGAAAAAGAACAGATGGCTTATCAGGCTATCGGAAACGGGAAGGCGGACTATAACCTCGTTGCAAACATCATTGATGATGTAGACTGGAAGAACATAGGTATAACAGAAGATGATTATAAGCAGATAACTGCATTAAAGGCAGTAACGGATAAGGAGTTGGAAGATATAGGAGAAATGCCTATGATGGAAGAGTACTTTACTCCAAAGCGAAAGCCGGAAGTTACAGAATTACCCGATGCGACAACAAACGAAGAATACGCTAAAGCCATTGAGGAGAAACCGAAGATGACAAAAGAGGAGGTGAAGGGAGCGAAACAGCATTGCAAAAATGTCAATAACAACTATATAGACGAGACAGAGAATTTCGTCCTCGTGAATTTTGAAACCCCAGATGATAAAAATGCTTTCTGTGAATTGCTCGGCTTCGAGTCGCATCCTAATATGGTGATAGCAGGAAGAGAATTACTTGAACGGCTTGATTTGTAGATATGTCAAAAATTCCATATTACGACGCAGACAAAAGAAAACTCATGAACGGAGGGGCGATGCCAAAATACGATTGGGATTCAGATGAGTTCTATTCCGCTATAGAAACCCTCGCCAGTAATGGGGCAACAGATGCCGAAATTGGTCCAGGTTTAATGGCCATTATCGGAGTAGGAGTAACGCCTAACCTGTTCTCTAAAATGAAAAATGGGCTGATGGCCGGATGGTCAGAAGAGGAAAATGTAAGACGTTCCGAAAGAATCAAGGAAACCTTGGGGCGCGCCCGTCTCAACACCAATAGACTTGTGAAAGCCGTCTATCTAAGCACTGCGTTAGGAAAGAAGAGCACCAAGACCGTAACGACCATCAAGAGGCGTATGAGGATAGACGGGGTGCTGACGGACAATGAGGACATACAAACAACCGAAGTTGTAAGTGGCATAGCCCCGAATCTACAAGCACTTTCTAATTGGTTGTATATGCACGATGATGAATGGCGGAGAATATCCAAAGGGGAAGATCTGAATAGCGTTGACCCCAACCAACCACCGAGAACAGAAGAAGTCAAGAAGGGCATAGACGTATCTAAATGGTTAGATAAAGAACTCCTTGACAAGAGCGAAGAGAGCAAAAATGATGATACACACGCATGATGTATATAGACCATTATATGAGGATAAAGAAAAATTCATTATCCTCGTAACGGGAGGGCGAGGAAGCGGAAAATCTTACTCGACCTCTTGCTTCATCGAACGCCTTACATTTGAGTTGGGAGAGAACGAGGGCAAGAAGATAGCGCATCAGATACTTTACACGCGTTACACAATGACATCGGCAAGTATATCTGTTATACCTGAATTCCTTGAGAAGGTAGATGCAGACGGAACGAGCAAATACTTCAGCAAGACGAAAACTGATGTTGTAAATGTTTCAACAGGAAGTCACGTAATGTTCCGTGGCATACATACTTCCAGTGGCAACCAAACTGCTAAGTTAAAATCAATCCATGGAATAACGACATTCGTTGTAGATGAAGCGGAGGAATGGGTCTCGGAAAGGGAGTTTGACACAATTATGCTATCTATTCGTCAAAAAGGCTTAAAAAATCGAATAATCATAATAATGAACCCCACGGATTCTAATCATTTCATTTACCAGAGGTACATCAAAGATACTCACAGAATAGCAATGTATGATGGCGTGCCTGTACAGATAAGCACCCACCCGAATGTGCTGCATATTCATACTACCTATCTTGACAACATCAAGCATCTTTCACCGCAATTCGTACAAGAGGTAAGTCACATGAAAGAACATGACCCGAAAAAATATGCCCATGTAGTTATGGGACAATGGGCAGATGTAGCGGAGGGAGCAGTATATAAGACCTGGGGAATAGTTGACGGTTTTCCAGAGAACGCCAAGAATGTGGGGTTGGGATTGGACTTCGGTTATGCGCAAGACCCCTCTGCTTGCGTAAAATTCGGTGAAGTATGGACTATGGAAGGCGTAGACCTGTATGTAGACGAATGCTTCTACGAGAAGGGAATGGGGATAAGCGAACTAATAAGCGAACTAAAACAACACAACCTCATTGTTTACGCTGATAGTGCAGACCCTCGATTAATTGACGAAATAGGGCTTGGAGGTGTAATGATTTACGGCGTTCAAAAAGGTGCAGGCTCTATAATTGCAGGAATAGAGAAGATAAAAGACTATCGGCATCTTTTCGTAACGAAACGTTCCATAAATCTGCAAGAAGAGTTAAGGAACTACACATGGGACAAAGACAAGAATGACAATTACACTAACTATCCTGTAGATGCCTTCAATCATGGGCTTGATGCAATGCGTTATGGCGTAATGGGCAAGATAATGGGTAAGGTAATTAGAAAAGAGTCAAGAAAAAATATTAAGAATGTAGAATTTTCACTAAACTAAATAATATGCTGAAAGGGACGACAAAGATATTGACGCCAATGGGAGAAATACCTTTATGGAAGCTTAAAAAGGGGATGCCTATAATTGTAGAAGGCAAACCATTTACAGAGTACTCTGTAAAGAGAACGCACAGGGAGCAAATGTTCCTGTATACTATAACGACATACGCAGGAGAGTTCGAGATAACGTGCTCACCTAACACTCTCATCGTCACCGACAAGGGGGATATAGAGATAGACAAACTGAAGAAAGACATAGGAGTGTACATACGCGGTGTAATGCGTCCTACAAGACTGAGCGCAGTCAAGAGAATCAAGAAAGGAAGAGAAGAGGAATGTACAGGTGTTATTGTAAATAAAGACGTTTTAGTAAATAGTATTTTAGTAAATGGAAAACAACTATATAATCAAGATACACACGCAATTTCGTGATGTCGTTTTAAGCAGCAGCGGAACACTTCGTGAAGCATACGAATATATAGAGAAGAAGGATATTTTCTCAATGTTAAACCTTATGGACAATAATGACCGTGAGGTTAATAACGCCATAAGAGAATATAACACTCAGACTCATAAGGTGATGTATCGCCCTAACAAGATACGCAAGGATAAGCCGCCTTACATAACAGAGAAACTGCCAAGAAACAAGCAACAGTATATCAACGAAGTAGAACTATTTTTTTTGTTTGGTAAGGCGATAGAATGGCGATTAGTATCAGGAGAATCGGAGGCATTTTTGAAATTCCGCCAAACATGGAAGGACTTCCGTCTTGATAGTATCTTGCGCAAAGCAAAGCGATTAGCAGGAGCAGAAACAGAAAGTGCCATTGTTTTTAACATAACGAGATCAGATGATGGGAACATAAATGTAACTCCTTATGTCGCTGCTCGTTCTACAGGTTATCGCCTCCGCCCCCTATTTGACCAATACGGACGTATGCTCGCTTATGCTCACACATATAGATTAAGAGAACGTGGGAAGAACGTGCTGCATTGTGATTTTATGACGGACAAGTTTATTTTTCTATGTAAATTAGGGAAAGATGGTTGGGAAGTAGAACCATATAATAATCCGATAAAAAAAATTCCTGCATTATATTTTTGGCAGCAGAAAGCATGGGATGGCGCAGTACCAAGAATAGAAAGAGAAGAACATTTAGACTCAAAGGTGGGGGACACCAACAACTACTTTGCCGACCCTAAGGCGATGGCAACCGCTGATGTCGTGCGAAGTATCGCTGACCCCGACATCGCAGGAAATCTCGTGCAACTAACAGGAAGCGCCTCGCGTTTTGAATATATCAACCCGCCACAGAACTCTGTTACAAGACAAGATGAAAAAGCCGACCTGCAAAGGAGTATCTTTTTCGACACGTTTACCCCCGACCTTAGTTATGATAGCATAAAAGGTTTAGGAACTCTATCAGGTGCAGCGATGCACAACGCTCTAATATTAGGATATATAAAACGAGACGTGCGTAAAGAAGTTTACGAGCCTATGATAGACCGTCTTCGTTCCGTTCTTTATGAAATAATAAAGATAACGGATGCAAAGATAAGCAGTAAGATGAATGATCTTGTACTATCCTTCGAGTTTCCAGACCCATTTTCAACAATAATGGACAACTGGGCAGGAATACGTGACCTATACACCGCAGGTCTTGTCAGTTTGGAGACTGCTATCAAAAAGTTGGGAGTAGCAGAGGACAACGAAGAGGAAATACAGAGAATCATTAAAATGATGAATAGAAATAAAGAACAAAGATGAAAAGATTTTTTTACATTAAGAGCATCCAAACGTATATAAACGTTGGACGAATTGAGACTGTTTACCAGGCAAATGGCTGGAAAGTAGTGATGGGTAGCGGCAAAGAGATCCCGCTTGACGAGGATGAATACTGGGAGTTGGCAGAGATACTCCGAGAACAGAGGAAACCACAACAGTAAATAAGAGCGTAAATTGAAGATAATTCAGTTTACGCTCTTTAAAAATGTTAAATAAACCTTTTTGGTTATATTGCTTTTACTTTTAGTTTGTTTTATGAAATATAATTACTACCTTTGCATTATAAAAACAAACCAAAAAGGTATAATTATGTATAAAATTAAAACCAACAGTGGAAATATTTACGATGTAGATTACACAATCGAAGGAGATGCGGACAAGGGACAGGTTTACAGTCAGAAGGTTTACGCCACCTGTAGAGAGCACGCAGAGCAGATTTTCAAAGCGGCTAATCCTACCATCTGCGCAATCAAAGAAATAGAACTGGTTGACGATGCCATATCGCAGCATTACCAGGAAGGGAGTAAAGTTCCTGAGTTCGCCACCGCAGAGAATATGATGTGGGCGATGTTAGATGTGCTCCGCACTTCTGGCATAAAAGAGACAGCAGCAAATGAAGTGATAGATATTGCCTGTAGTATGATGAAGACAGCAGTTAAACTCGCATATCTTTACAAAAAAAACAATTATGAAAAAGATAACGATTAATGTTCCCGAAGACGCAAAAAGCATTCGTGGCTGTTCGGCGGCATCTCGGACGACGGTTTGCGTTGCGGTCTCGCTTTTGCGCCCTCGTTAACTTTGCTCGAGCGACGCTCGACCTCGTACATCTCGGCTCGCTCTCCGAACTGGAGAGTTGACAGGCTATTGTGGTAAGCAATTTATTGGTCTCTGAGGAAAGTATTTGGTAAAATAAGACAATAGCGGCAAAGGCTCAGATACAGTGGTCTGAGAGGAGTAAAGCCTTGGGAACACCCTCCGCTATCTTATATCCAAGCGGAGAAAATGCAGATAAGAATTGGTCTGCAAATTCAAGTTTGGCGTGCCAGTCCGCTTTTAAACGAAGTTCACATGGAGAAGAGGAGATAAGAAGTTGGTCTGCCAGTAACATTAGGGCACCACTCCATATTGAGACACGGAAGAAACGTGGTGGATAAGATATAGACCGCCACAACGTTTTGAGAATAAGCCTTTCGAGCGTCTGGTAGTTCTATTTCCGTCATATCACAATGGTGGCGAAGAAAAGATAAATTAGGTCTTATGATGTAAAACCTAGGACGCCTTCCGCCATTTTTAATGATGATGTTAGTTTTATTTTTTTTTGATGTTAGTTTATTATTTTCCGGCTCTCGCTGAGAGAATTGCTCAGCGAGAGCCTTTTTAAAAGTCAGAAAGATGGAAAAAGAAGAAATAATATCGCAGTTTCACAACGCTTGTAACTTGCTTGCGAGCACAGTAAACAATCAGTTGTTTGAAAACTGTCGAGATTGGTACTGGGTAGGAGGAGAGATAGGAGGACTATGCTGCTATGACGATGTAGATTATTTGCTACCCGAAGAAATGGTGTTGGTTATTGAGAATAAAGTGAACTACGACCAATATGCAGCGTGGCGTGATGCGGTTTTAGAAAATGGCACAGAGAAAGGTTATATCAATCTTAAGTCTTGGCTTAAAGGTTTCCGTTACGGAACGAAGCAAACGTCCCCATATAGAATAGAAGAGACTATAAAAGTAGTTAACTGTCTGGTTGCTGAATATGGCAAAAATCAAGAACTGAAAGACGTTCAGCAGGACTTAAAATACCGGTTAAGTCAATGCAATAAGAGTAATGAGAATTGAAACGTTAATTGAGGAAGAACATGAGATACTTGGCAGCAACAACACATAGAGTACACTGTTATGAGCATGAGGCGACAGTCCGCTTGCTCAGAGCGTTCAACAACAGAGAGGAACTTGCTACGGTCATGGATAATGCGGCAGGACACTTCCACCTTGTGACAGGAATATACAACCAGATAGCGGACAACCTGCTGAGGGAGACATGGTTGTATATGCGTGACAGAGGTCTTTTGAAACAAAACATCAAGCGTCTCGCTAATATGGCGAGAGAGGACGTGAAACGCTGGCGTAAGCAGATGCGTTCGGTTACGTTATTTTACTCCTACGATGCTTTCGAGGCGGCTATAATAGACCATATAGGACCAGTGCAGCCATATATCGACAGCATAGAGATGCAGATAAGTCAATATCTGACGATGCACGGCTGCAAGGACGTGGAACTGTGTACGAGGGTCAGCCTGACATATATCATGATTGGTATGGCGCAGAGGGCGCACGACAGCCTGATTGAAGCGTTCAAGCGTGATGCAGGAATAGACTTCGGGGACGCTTTCTCACACTGTATTCTCGCAAGAGCGCAGAAGGCGTGGAGAGAACTATCTCTCGTTATTGTCGGTACACAGGCGCAAGGTATAGAGAATTATCAACCGCTTGACACTGCGATGACGATATTTGTTAAGCACGCCAACGACCTTGACGAGCTGAGTCAGAAGGTCTGCGAAGCGATGCACGAGTTCAGCGATGATTTCACTGAAGAGCAGATTGCGGCTGTTGACGGTGACGTCGAAGACATCAAGCGTGAGCGTGCCGAGCGTGAGAAACGTATAAAGCGAGAGAATGCAGCAGCAAAGAAACGTCTGGAGCGTCAACGAGCGAAGAGGACTTCATCGGAGATTACCACGGAAGACCTGCAACGTCTCAAAGAGAGATTCACGGCATGACAAACGAGGATATATTAACACAGGAAATACTTGCGCTGCAAGAGGAGAACGAAGCGTTAAAACGTGACTGCAAGAGACTTTTTGCGGTGCTGCATAAATACATAACGAGATATGGATATACAGACATACAGAACAGCGAGAGCAAGCCTGTTGACAAGGTACTGGCAAGCCGTCAAAGCGCATTGTCCGCGAACGGCAGGCGCAAGGCTCAGAGACTTGGCAAGGCTGGATAGCCAATACAACGGCAGGGGCTACGAGACGGTATTAATGGAATTAACAGAAAGATTCTATGATAAGGAAGGTATATAACCAATGGCAGCGTGTCACGGAAGCGTTGCCCGACTACGAGGAGAGTGTACTTGTATGCAACGAGAAAGACCCCGAATGTATGTGGTTTGACCACCGCAGCATAAAGGAGTATGTTATCCGTGACGAGCACCAGTTCTGCAGCATTGTACACATGCCGCCAATAACGCACTGGATGAGAATAAAAACATTAAACAATACTAACGATGATAGAGATTAAGATAAACCCTGGAGTAAGCATTGAGGACGCTTGCGAGAAAGTGCAGAATGTAGCCTACAAGGTTAAGGAAAGAGTAACGGCGGATTTTAACGGCTTCCTGATAGACTCTAACCGTGACATGATGGGCAATATAGACGCTTTTGACAAGTACATTAAAATTGGCAAGAGAACGTTGTGGCATGATGCAAGCGAAACACCTCTTAGGGATGAAGAACCATAGTTAATCATGTATGAGGCGTTCTATTACAATGGAACAGAAAAAACAACAGTTAAAGCCTTTTACACAGGTTGCTACAGTGATGGCTTCAAGTCTGCCGCAGACAGCAGACACACTCCGATACGTTGGTGCTATATAACAGATATAGTATAATTAATAACGACCTGCAAGAATAGGAAATAAGAAGTGGTTTCCTCTAAGTTTGGCGAGCCACTTGCAGATTTTTAGAAACTTACAAAAAATGGAAAGGACAGGCACGATATACAGTGAAGTACAACGCAACTACAAGGGACGTGAACAACGTGGCTGCGGTTCATCTGGATACCTCGTTAAAGGAGTTGGCTTTGTTGTAAGCGAGAGACGCAGATGGGTGGGCGAAATAATGTATCACCGCAAGAGATTCCGCTTCCGTTCCACGAACTTAGATAACGTGAAGGCGTGGCTAAGACTAATGAGCGAAAAGTATAGCGATTAAACAATATGAACGACAACGACCTTATAGAGTTCCTAATGATTATCGTCCTGCCATTTGCAGCAGTGCTGGCGATAATTGGAGCAACACAATTGATGTTTTTTTTACTATGACTTACTTAATTTACTATTATAACGAATCAGGAAAGCATATAGCCGTAATAGGTGCGAAGTCAATCGCAGAAGCAGAAAAAAGATTTCGCAATACATACGGGTATCATACTGTCAGAACAGGAACGGTTTTAGAAATCGCAGCGTCATAACATTTAACCAATCACTATCCTACACTCAGAGTTACTATGAGCAGTCAATGACTGTTACCACTGAGGATAAGATGAAAGTAATATATTACACAAAGAAAAATAAATAACATGGATGCTATTTGGTATATATTGATTTTGCTAATCACATTTCTCATAGCAATACTGATTCTTATTGCACATGGACTTATATTACCTCATATTAGTATCATTGTCAGTTAATTATTATACCTATGAAAGTAAAAAACATTAATTACTATTGCGATGTAAGACATAAGCCTTACCGTTATAGAGAGTGGAATATAACCACAGAGAAGTTTGAGAGTGAACTCTCAGTAAGGAAATATATGCAGCAGCATTATTCTGATAAATGTGAGGGATTAAAATTCATTGTATGTAAAGGCAAAGTACCTAAATATTACCAAGATGATTTAAGGTTCTCTATCAGAGGCAAGGGCAAGCATTGGCATTGTTCATATATGGATATAATGTAAAAAAATGAGCGTAATTGATAACATATTTCCTTCTGTCAATAATGATATGAATATGCAGAGTGGCTTGCAAAAAGATTTACTCAAATTATTGCAGAAGGCAAAAAATACAAGTGAAACAAAAGAAGCAAAAGTATCACAAATTACTCACATAGAGAAATTATGAACATCAACAACTATGAATACCATATTACTGTAGAGGGTATTAAAGGTAAAGGCGTTTGTCGAACTATGTCAGATTTAGTTGAATTGATAAACGCATTCAGTGATAAAGGTATTCACATTAAAAGAGTAAAAGTAAACTAACCAATTCTTCAAAGGTTGGAAAGAATTAAGACAAAGACTATGACAAGAAAAGAAATAAAAGAAGGATTCTCAATTCTTCAGGCAATAGCAGAAGGGAAAATCATACAGTATCAAAGTAGAAGTGGTGATTGGAAAGATATAGCATCTGAGGATTGGGATTATAATCAACTAATACATTACCGCATCAAGCCTGAAGAAGCCTACAGACCATTCAAGTCAGCAGAAGAGTGTTGGCAGGAGATGCAGAAACATCAACCTTTAGGGTGGGTAAAAGAAGACAAGCGAGCAGAAATTTCGCATATTGTATATGTAAATCCTCATGAGATAGAAACGCACGATAATTTTTACAATTATCAGTCAGCGTTTGAAAACTTTGTCTTTGTGGATGGAACTATTTTTGGCATAAAAGAAACAAATGAAGAAGATTAAAGTTTATATAGCAGTAGTCTCTACATATAGTGGCTACGGTAATTCTATAGATAACGCATATTGCTTTACTTCAAGAAAAGAAATGCTTGACTATGCACAATTAGAGAGAAATAACATGACAGACATTGAATTTTTTGAAGATGAAATAGAAATTAATGAAGATTAATCATGGCATGGTTATGCAAAGACAAAGTTGAAAAGATATTCAAAGATAAACCTTCAGTGGAGCATAACAGATGGGTGGGACAAACACTATTCTCTGATAAAATAGTGCTCCCTGAAGGTACTATCAAGAAGATAATAGGAAGAGATTTAACTTTCTTAGATGAACCTGTAGAAATAAAGGAGGACTAATCATGTTAGGAGATATAATATTAGCCATAAAGAAATGGATAAAACAGAATATAACCTGTATTCATGAATATAAGGACATATACAGTGGTTATGATGGTAATTACCACCATCAAGTGAAGTGCTCTAAATGTGGGAAGATTAAATTAAATGAAGTAGGATGAAAGACTTAGAGAAAACAATAAATGATGCAGCCAATAAGTATATTGGTCATGCTCCAGAGATTGATGAAGATGTAAATGTATCAATGAGACGTAATGCTTTCATAGATGGTGCTAAATGGATAGCAAAGAACTTCAAAAAGTGATAAATTATTCCCAGAAGTAAAATGGGAAGATGAAGAGCCAACAGAAGTTGAAATAGTAATCAAGAAGAAATGAAATATTTAATATTATTGACTTGCCTACTTGTTTCATGTGGGTATGAGTATTCAACTATTGCAGATAAAGGTATAGTTGAAAGAGTAGAGCAATTATCAAAAGATAGTTATAAAGTTAAGGTGGTTAATTGTTTTGAAGATATTAAGACTAATAGACCACAGATAATAGATAAAGCCTATTATTTTTATACTACAACTCTTTTTAACGTAGGAGATACTGTAATAATAACAAAGAAATGAAAAGAGAAATTTTATACAAAATAACTTTCAAAAGGCATGATTTCACAGAAGAAAGTGAAAGAGTTTATGCTACAGTGTTTTATGAAGCCTATAATAAGGGTATAACAATTCTAAAGGAAAGAGATGCTATTAAGCGTATCACATCAATCTCTTAATGTGGAACTATAATGATAGATGATGATGAGTAATGTAAAAGATGTAATATTGCTATCTATACTATGTATGGTAA